CAGTTGCTCCTGCGGCTACCATCATCGGGGTAACAAATCCGACTACTGCCGCCCAAAACTTTCTGCTCGTGAGCTTTCTCGCCCAGTTAATGTTCTTCATAGATACTTACCTCCTGTATAATTTCGTTTTATATGGCTCTGTGAGCTTCTGATCGTTCCGTGGTTGCGTTTTAAACCGTTATGTGGGGAAATGTTTGGGTAACATCAAATACGGTCTAAAATGCCCGCTAAATCAAATTCTTGACTGCGGTTTCGTAGAGCATATCTTTATGCTCATGCTTTATGTGCCTTGCATATTCCAATGCGGCGTGCATATCACCATTGCAATGCGCATCAGGAATCCTTTGGACTGCCGCCGCTGTTGCTTCCCCCAATGACAGCGAAGCTCCTGCCAGCTTAATAAGAAGCAATTCATTCTCTTCTTTCGCTTTTTCCATTTCTTCCTGCTCTTTGTCACGCTTAGCTATTTTCTGCTGAACGCACCAGAAGCAGAATCCAGTAATTGCAGACGGTATTCCTGCCGCAACAACAATGGCTACGATAAAATCTCCCGGCATACTTGTCACCTCCTCCCTACGGTTTTTCCAATATACTCATAAGCTCGTTATTCTGACGAATAACAGCCTGGAGCCGTTCATCAATCTCGAAGGTTGGTTCTAAGCAGTACCGCTTCATTAGCTCAGAAATGACATATCTCTGGTTCTCTATAAGCGTGTTCTGCAATTCCATAATTTCCTGATTGCTCATATCTCTCCTCCGATTCCTTTTGTTCATGTGTCAGTACCAGGTTGTCCAGAATCTTCTTCACCAGGGCTTCGCTGTCGCAACGCTCCAACATACCGAGATAACTCCGGAGTGCAGACGTAACATCCTGCATGGTTACTTCATATTTTGAATATTTTACTGCAAGTCCTCTCAATGCCCTCTTAATCCGAAGACTGGTGCTCTTCCGCACAATCACCCTATCCGGCCAGATACGGTAGCCGACAAATTCAATTCCCTGGCTGATTGGGCGGATACAGGTTTTGCTATTAAGGTGCAATTCCAGTTCATTCATCAGAAATACCTCAATCTGATCTTTCCATTCCCGGAGCTGTATCTTATCGTTGCAAAGAACAATCACATCATCCATATACCGGATATAGAAATGGATTTTCAGCACTCTTTTACAGAACTGGTCCAGCACATCCAGGTACACATTGGCAAATACCTGTGAGAGTAGATTACCAATCGGCATACCGACATCATAAAGCCGGTCCTCCAGCGGCACATCTCCCGGAGACGCACCCAGCGGCAAGCCAAACGGAGTATGCTTACAGTCGATTACGGAATACAAGACCTCCAGCAGTCTTGCATCCTTTATTTTCTTCGCCAGTATTTTCTTCAGTATCCGATGTGATACCCGATAGAAGTATTTGCTGATGTCCAGCTTCAGGTAAAACCACTGTTCATCTTTTCTGGATGCCTGTTCAATCCAGTACCTGAGCCGCTGCATGGCACTCAAGCTTCCTCTGCCTGGAATGCAGCCATAAGAATCTTCAATATAGCCGCTTACCAGCATAGGATTGATAATGCGGTAAATCGCCCACTGGACGATTCTGTGTTTGAATGAGATTGACATAATCATTCTTTTCTTGGGTTCGTAGATATAAAAGATGTAATACCGGTCTATATGATAAGTTCCGCTCAGAACCTCTTCTCTCAACTCCTGAAGCAACGCCCAGGAATCCAAAGTATATACCAGTGCTTCTCTTTTATATCTTCTTCCCTGAACAGCATCTTCCAACGCTGCATAGAGATTATCCAGCGAAAAGATTTTGTCAAAGACATTTTTGATTTTCATGGAATATGTTTCCTTATGAATAACTATGTGTAGCAGCTTTCAATTTCTTTACTCGCAGCGTCCATAGGCGTTCTGGTTTTGTTTGTCTCCGCCAGAACAGCACCGCCAGCTCCCGGACAGTGCCGTTTTTTCTCCTGCCTTTCAGCCCGGAGTGGAAACAGGCTCCTTTATCCTCTCGCACTGTCGGAAAGTCCTTAAACTTTGCGCCTCTGGCATATGAGAGTAAAGCGGAGCGGAAGCCAATGTTGCTGTTGGAGTTCGACCGTGAGTTGTTCAGGTTCACGTTGAACACGCCCGTGCTGGAAGTGTTGTTCCACCTGCCGCCGCAAATCGGCAAACGCAATAGTCTGTTCCCAAAAAAATCCGGCCCCGATTACCGGAGCCGGTTCCCTTTATTCTGTGCCGGAAGTTTCCCTCCGGTTTTCTTTGGAACTGGAGAATCTTCGTATATCCATTGTTGATATCCGCCTATCATGCTTCCGATTTCTTTGGAGCGTCTGGTCCATTCCGCATGAGAAGATGAACCTTTCAGATATTTAAGCTTATACGCAAGCGTTATAAAATCCTGCAAAGCCTTGTTTTTCATATCCAGATTCTTGCATGGCGTTTTCTTTGAATACGCCCACTCCAATTCATTTGCCAGCTCCAGCATATCCTCCATACAGGCTGCTATCCTATCTCCGAGCAACTTCTGGTGTGCCACGGACCATCTTTCTATGAGCGGCATGGAATATTCCATCATATCCATGATTTTCATGCGGATGGAGAGATTTTCATATTTCTGCTTTTCGCTGACGGTAGGATTCTCCTCACGCTGTACCATAGTTTCTCCTTTCGTGGCATATGCTCTGCTACCGCAGAGCAGTCAGTGCCGCAGTTTACAGTTCTACAAAAGCGGAGCGGAAGCCAATGTAGCTGTAGGAGTTCGACCGCGAGTAGCTCAGGCTCACGCCGAACACGCCCGAGCCGGAAGTGCTGATCCACCTGCCGCCGCAAACCGGCAAACGCTCTCCCCTAGTATTCATCCAGTGGTAATCGCTGCCGTAATCCCCGCCCGGTTCGTCCGGATACAAAAGCAAGGCTTTTGCCAGTTCAGGAGCAGTCAGCCCGGAGGCCAGTGTCATATCCTTGTACTGAATACCATTTCCCTGGTCTGTGGTATAGGTTACATTCCCACTGGTAAGCTGAATCTTGCTGGATACCCAATCCCACTTCAAAGTTCCGGCAGTTCCAGGTTCAACCAGGGAACCATCCGCCTTGATAGCTTTCCACTCAGTAGATGTGGCAGACATATTCGTTTCTGCCAGTAAGCTATTGGCATACGGGATAATCTGGATTTCTCCATCCTTCAGCCTCATTCCAGCACACCACTCCCAAACATTACCGTTCAGGTCAGCAATTCCATCCGGCATCCAGTTATGATACCAGGTGGCAGGTCCGGAGCCGGTTGCTACCCTTGTCGGTTCATTCGGATGCGATTCATGGCTTGCACCTTCATATGCGGTAGGAATGCCTTTTTCATGCTGATAAGAGTAGTCTTTGCCCCAGTAGTTATTTCCTCTTGGCATGGTTCCGTTCTTACGGCACCACAGAGCGATTGCGGACCACAGAGAATACGGATTCAAACTCCAGCCATTCCCTTTGTTCCGGCAGAACGTCAACGCCTGGTCGAAAGTCACATAAACCTTCGGGTCACGCATTGGCAGTGAGTATGCCCTATCGTTCAGCACAATGTTCTGGAATTTGGAGACATAAATCTTGTCCTTGTCCACGCCATTCACCTTGAAAGCCGGGTGAACATTCTGACTTCCTCCGGTCATAATCTCCGAAATCATCATTTTGGGAAACGGAACCATAACGGAAGGCATCTCCATATCATCAAAAAGGACGGTATTCTTACCGCCCGACATCGCTTCAATCGCTAATTTAAAATCATCAAAATTCGGCATCTCTTAAACCTCCACTTCCCATAATCTCAGTTCGCACTCGTCCATACTGAAAGGCACCGGCTCCCTCGTTGTGATAGTCGGGGATTCTGTGCCAAACTCTGAATCCGGGTCATAGTTCGGATTCTCCGTAGTGGTCTCCGTGTACTCTCTGGCCGGGATAACCAGCTGAGCTACATATCGCTCACCTTCGGAAGCTCCCATCACCAGACCGCCCGTGTAATCCAGGCAGATGTCGATGACAACTTCATAATCACGTTCCTTTTTGGACGCGTTGAACATCAGATCGCCGTCATTAAAGTCAATGTTCTTCCCCATGACCTCATAGGGAATGAAATTCTTGCCGTCCTCCGGCAGATGTGTCACTTTCATCAGTAATACCTCCTTCTATTCTCAGCCATTCTGACTGCTTCGTTGGTTCTTGCAGCAGCGATTTCCGCCGCTTCACGTATAGCCGGGTCATTGCGGTCCACACCATAGGACTTCATCACATGCTCCGCCTCTGCTCTTCGCTCTTCATTTGGGATAATCACATTTGCCATGCTCAAATTCCTCCTCTCACATAGCAATTCACAACCACTTCGCTTGCCGAACCGGTATAAGCAACCTTAAAACCGTTCAGTAGCTTGTCACTGAACTCAAACTCGCCAACCGCCCCGCCAGTTATGCTGACAACCTCGCACTCCACGGTATAATCCATGTTGTTCTTAGATTTTGTGAGCTGAACCGTCTTTTTGGAGTTGTTGTGTGGATAAGGCTGCGTGTTTGTGAGCGTGACCTGAATCTTATCTCCGGTAAGGCCTTCAATGTCCTTGGCTACCTGGAGAAGATTTCTGGCATTCTCGGAAGCCATAAGCATCGCTTCCAGTGCTGCCAAATCCATTGCGTTGAAATTCGTGGCGTTCTGCGGTGTTCCTTGTTGTAATACCCTTCCGGGAGAAGCGGTGTGCTGAACCAGGCCGTTGCCTACGTCCTCTTCCTGGAATCGCCCCGGATATTCCACAACATGGTCTTTCCAATTCACAAGTTCCCGCATTATTCCTATACCTCCTTCTCACTGATTACCAACTGGCAGACATAATAAAAGCCCTCCGCCACGGAATCCATCTTTAGGGATTCCTGCTTAGAGAGCCACAAATCATTGTTCGTGTCATACAGTTGGATTTCCGTGACGGTAGCCGCCCCGGTGGTAGCCGTTTCGATTTTAAACGTAACTTCCACAATTCCATCCGCTGTCACTTCCACTGATTCAATTTTCGCCTTGTGGTAAGTCGAGCCAATTTTGTACTTAGCATAGGCAACCGTCCGCTTCGTGTAATCACGGTAGCCCTGGATTGCCTTGCTTGTAAGTAACTTCATGTGCATACCTCCTTGTCTATATCTCAAAGGCGTTTCCGCAAAGAGGATACCTAATCTGGTAACTCTCTGTTTTCACCTCTGGAATCACTGAATCTCCTGATTCTTTTGCGCCGGTTGATACTTTCGGAACCGTACCGGCTTCCTTCTCTCCAGCAAGAGAATATTCAACTTCGGTTCCTTTACCGCTTGCTTCAATATCCGTAACTGCCTTTTTCTGAATCAGTCCGGTCCTGACCTGCGGTTTGGTTCCAGCAACCTCATTCTGATATTTGAATCCGGATAACTTAGCTGCAACCTCCGTTTCATTCATGGCGTATACCGCCTGGAATCTTGTTTTCGGATGCGATCCCGCTGCCATGTTTTCGCTCGCTTCTGGATAATTTACCTGGTATCCGGCAGCATATATTTCAGCCTCAACCGCTCCCTCCGCAACTTTCAGACCGGTGCTTGTTTTCGGATACTGTCCGGCTTCCCCGGAGTTCCCGGCCATGGTCGTTATCCTCTTATACGGGTATGTTTCCGGTGATAACTCAACACCTGCATCCATGAGCCGTAGCCCAGTGCTTACGCCAGGAACCGTACCGCAGATTGGATATCGGCTCTCATATCGTTCTACATTTCCACAGAGTTCAATGTGCGCCACAGCCGTAAAGCGGAGTGTGAACGCCACATGAGACTGCTTGATTGTCTTTATCTTCTTAATCGCCGCCGTTACATCAACAGCATTGTTCCCGGATTCCAGCTTAATTGTAAAGGTATTCACCGGTCCGGATTCATCATCTACATGGGCTTTTCTGCCGGTGATATTTTCCATGATAACTTCCATCCGGTAAGGATTCATGGGGGAGCGTTCATCACGCTTCTGGTAAATGAACCGCCTGCGCTCTTCGTAACCGAGTTCTTCCCTTACCGGAAGTCCGTATTTCTGTTCATGGTATCTCAGCCCCCAGGTTGCCGTCTCCGGAAACGCCTGGTACGGAAGTTCTTCGATTTTCTCCCTGGCTTCTCCCATCTCCAGGCCCATGACCTGAAATAGCCACTTCCCCACATAGGAATTATCATAGAAGCCATTTGAAACTGTTTCGAGCATCCTCTTTCCAGTCTCGCTTGAAGGGAAATTCTCCAAATTCATAACAATCCCCCTCTCTACTCGAACAGCACTTCATTGGTTCCGGGGTATTCATCCTGGTCGAGAGAGAGATTCTTTTCCTCCCCATTCAGCTTCAAATCCTCGAAGTCAAGAACCCCTGGCAGATTCGTAAGAATCGCATGGATTTTATTGTACCTGACAATGTTCCCTGCTTTCGCTTCCGTGTAATATTTCATCACGGCTGTTTTGAAATCCTCGATTATCTGCTCCATATTGGTGCTGCTGTCATAAGACAGCTTCGTGCAGGAATAACTAATCAGCTTTGTATCAGCCGCCACAACCGTCAAATTAGCACTTCCAGTAGGCATCAGCCGCTTTTCCCGGTCATTCGGAGATATGATGTGATCGTACACTGCCTGCACCAGCTTATCATTTGCTGGCCTGCCATTGGAATCCACCAGAACCAGTTTTACCGTACCCGGCCCGTTCCAGGTGGGAACCACGATACAATCCCCGATTCCGGTCACTTCTTTGGACCATCTTTTATAATCTGCATCATTTCCGATAAAGGAGGCCCCCTCGGATTCATACTTTTCCATGATTCGTTCGAGAAGGGCTTTGTCTTCCTCTTCATTCGTACCTCCGGTAATATCGTCTTCGTTGTACAGTTTGGTGATTCCCTCTATCGGTTTTGACATGAGATTTACCGTTCCGGCTTTTGTGTTGGAGCCGATTCCGCCATACAACGCTGTCACAGAAACCGTAACCTTGCCTTCTGCCGGTATTGTCACCTCATCATCCAGCCTGTACTCAATAGATGAACCAACATCGGTTGCTGGCGTACAAACAATAAAACCAGCAGCAATCCTGGTTTGCGGTATTCCTTCGATTGTCACATATCCACTTGCCGGATTTGCTTCTTTCCTGACAACTCCCTTCTGTTTCCCGTGAAGGTCCAGCCACTCCCCCCACGACCACATAGGGAACATGAGCATAATCGTCCTGACGAGATGAAACTGTATCAATTCGGACTTTTCCAGAGCCGTTGGCATTGTGAAGTCGTATGGAAAGCCGCCGGGCATATCATCAATATCTGCCGGGAGACTGGTCATCATCCTTTCCTGGATATCTTCCGGATTGCTGTCCGAGACAAATTCTGGCGGAACAAAATCTGGTATCTCAAATGCCATCTAACTCACCTCCTGCTCGATTTTTCACTTTTTCCTATGGTTACTGCCAAAGGGAACTCTTCCCAATCAATACCCTTTACCTTGAAACTGCAATGCAGTTCATCGCCGTTCCAGGTAAAGGAAAATCCCCGCACATATTCTGTACGAGGATTGACGAGCAGTGCTTCCGTTATGGTTCTTTCCACTGCGGATTCCACTGCACCATTGCTTTTCTCTTTTAATGCGGATTCCATTTCAGTGCCTATTGAATCCGGATAAGCCATGCAGGTGTAGCGTTCTGTCAATGCATTCTTTACGCACCACACCCGGTATGCTTCTCTTCCGTCACATGCCACCAACTGATTTGCACCAGTTCTGACAAAATCTCCTTTTTCCAAATCCCAAGCTACACTCGGTTTATACTTTTCATCGTACCGCTCTGACTCTTCTATCAATTCCGGAACTTCAACTACCGGAAACAAGGCGTTTTCACTCATGCTGCACCTCCCTATATCGAACTTGCAGGAACAATCACATCAATGACTGTAGCATCGTTCTGAATCCAGGCAACTAAAACTCTGTCTCCTGGCTTAATTGCCGGAACTGGTACACCGTGGCTATGTGCGCCATTTCCTGAGTTATGGCCTCCATGCTCTCCCCCGGTGGTTCCTAAAACAAGACCTCCCACATGCCTGCAAACAGTGTAGTCAGAACGTGGGATAGGAACCGGAAACGTATTCGTCTTCAGGCTGTAATCTGCTTCAATGCTTCCAAAATCCAGGATAAGCGGAGAAGCATTCTGCTTTGCCATTCTATCAGACAGGATTTTCCCCAGCTTGCTTGTGCCTGGGTTTCCTTGATACGGCATGTGTTCCACCTTCTTTCTATTCAAATGTTCCGTCATCAACCCAACCGTATACATTACTTCCGCTGTCCGTGTGAATGAGATGCCACGGGTGCGCTTTTCCGGAACCGTTTTTAATTGTTATCTTGGCTTTTCCTGCCCGTGCGTTGTATCCCTGGGAACCAGGATAGCTTGATACATAATGTGTACCGCCCTTGAAATTCACAACGTCTCCCACGTTGTATGATTTTTTAGTGGTCTGGTTATTCTTAACTGTCTGTGTAACCGCTTTTTTCAGGTCCATCGTCATTGATCCGGTATCTGCATCATGGCGAATCCCTTTCACAAAATAATAGTCTTTCAGGGTTCCTACCGTAACGTGGACCAAATCTCCTTTCCGGATAAAAGGAATGTCCGGAGCCTGGACCGTAATTTCTTCTTTCACCTGACCTTTTTCGTCAATGATGTCTTGTGCTGCCGATTGAGCATCACTTACGCTGTCATCTTTGCCACGGACGTATATCTTTTGGCGGATTCCATACTTTGTAAGCCCGTTCACAAGTGCTTCCACGCTGGAACGCCCATCGTCATCTTCTTGCCCGATTACCTTAACCCTGGTTATCATTCCACTGGTACTCATTTTGTGGGATGCCATCTTTGTATTGTCTGCCTCAAAATGGTAGACCGTCTTGTTACTTCCCCATTCCAGGACGCTTACTTTTCCTTTTGCCGCACGGATCATAGCTTCCCCGCCGCCCTTTTTCTTCGCATCATCCAAGATATTCAGCAACACCTCTGAGAGCATTTCCGTCTTGTATGCTAACTTTCCATGTGTTACATCTGGCCCCTGGTACTTCTCCATAGGAATTTGCCAGTCATCAAATATCTTGGTAATCGCTAACTTCGTTCCGATTCCGGAAGAATAGTAAATGTAGTCTTGGCTTTCCTGCAAATTATACAGTTCGTCATAGCACACAACATCGAACTTATCCTTGCTTCCGGATACTGTTGGTTTCCATTCAGTGATATATCCTCTTGCAACTTCCTCATTGGTAGAGCCGTGTTCAGCGAAAATACCGACCAAACATCCCGGTTTTGCCAGAGATGATATGAGGCCGGCACTTGTTTTTTCATTCTTGGCTGTGAAGGAAATTCTGACAGCTAATTCACCGTCATTCTCCTCCCACCCCAGGTTTTCTACAAAATCTTTGATGTTATATTGCTTTTTATTTTCGGTCATAATCGTAAGGCGGTACTTAATTTTTGATACATCAATCATCTTGCACCTCCTACGGAATAGTGAATACGGTTCCCGGATATATCCACCATCCATTATTACTGTTCGCTTTCCCGTATTTTCTTGCCGTAGATTCTATGACTGTCTGGTTAGCATCGTAAATCTTTTTCCAGTCAGAGCCACTTCCTCCATAAAACTTTCTGGCAATCGCCCACAGGTTATCTCCGCTTACAACTGTATAGGACCGGCTCGATGAAGGTGCCGGTGTCGGTCTGGGAACCGTTTTCTTTACAAAGGCAGCAATCTTCAATTCTGATGTGGTGTATACCTTCAGTTCTTTGTTGATAACAAAGGAGATTGAATACTCTATGTTCCCATAGGCTCCGACTTCATCCGGTTCAAATTCACTGATCGTAACATCATAGTTTATGGTTGTGCCTGTCACCAGAAGCCGGAGTACCGTTCCGTTTTTCATCCATCTCCGCAATGTGTTTATGCACTGCGATGGTGCTGTCCACTCACGAATCATGACTTCTCTTCTTTTGGATTTTCCGTAAAAGATTCCATCCCAGGAAATCGTATCAGCTTCCAGACCTTTCGGTATTTTTACAGTTCCCTTCCCAATAATTTCATAGGTCTGATATCTGGTTCCGAACTTCGTCTTAATTTTCTCCGGCAGAGCCGGAAACGTAAAGTCAGAACTTTTATTCGCAACTTCGCTCAAATATATATCCATGCCTTACGCCTCCCTTACCGGCATATTTGAGAACACCATCTCTAGTCTCTCTGCCAATTCTCCACCTATTTCATCTGCCAACTCTTTCATGTTGGCTTTAATGATCCTGATAATATCCTCTTCCTTCCCGCTGCTTCCGTTTACCTGGAATGTCGGGTTGACTTGCACTGTTACATTAACTTCAGTGCTTCTTTCTTCCTTATCTTCCCTGGCTAATACGGAAACCGGTTCGTTCTGAGGTATGTCTTCAATATCACCCTCTGATAACTCATTATTGCCCCGTGGTGCCTTTGAAAGTGTTTCGTTGATATAGTTTAAGTCCTCATTGTTTTGGAGCGGATTTGGGCTATATCTTGGATTTCCAACCACACCTCCTTCAGCATACTTCTTTACGCCAAGCAGCTCCCCGGCTTTTTCCCACAGGCTAAGTCCTCTGTTTCTCCTCTTGCTTCCTAGAGGGATAATCGCTTCCGGACCGTCCTCTCCTACCCATGAAAGAATCGGGCCGTCTACAATATCGCCGTTTGCGTTTGATGCTATGCTGGCATTTACCGTTGCTGTTCCGGAACCTCCTCCGGAGAAGCTGATTGTTGCCGATGGATTCGCCAACTTATAATTCGCCGTGATAGTAACCGGCGTGGTTGTATTAAAACCAGGGGCAAAAGCGGAATCTATTGCAGTTCCGGTATTCCCCTTTAAAGTTCCGATAGCTGAGTTGATTGGCCCCATATCCGTATTCTGGATTGCTCCTCCAACTCCGCTTCCAACACCAGTGCCGATGCCAGAATAGTCCAGGGCAGTCAAACCAGTAAGCAATCCGGTCTGAATGGATGACATAAGCGGGTCTGTTGCGCCGGTTAATTCTACTGCTGCCATCTGTTCATAAAACTCATTGGAAAACGGCCCTACAAAATCAATACCGGAATATGCTCCGCTCATATCTATACTGCTGAAGGCAGATGTTATCTGCTCCTGCATACTCTTCGGAATGGTTTCTGCAACTCCGCTCATCATTTCTGTAATTGCCGTCTGCGCCTCCATGCTAAGACTATCCAATCCTAACCACTGTGAAGCCGTTGCCGTATCCCATGTTGTTACGTCCACACCGCTTGCCATAGCATTATGCAGTGCTGTTTTAAGTTTCTCTGCTGTTGTTCCCTCAATATCCGGAAGGATTCCATCCAGTTCTGTTGCATATGCTTCAGCAATAGATTCCAACTGGAAGTTTTCTACCGTGACCTGCATATCAGATATTTTTGCTTCGTATCCGTCCGCAAGGGCTTGAAGCTGTTCATCATATTGGCTTTGGTCTATAGCACCCTCACTTAACTGCAATTCCAGGCTTGCAATTCCAACTTTCAGTGCTTCATCATATGACTGTGTAGCACTCTCCACCTGCTCCTGCAATTCCGCCTGCAATTCCGCAAAGGAATCAGCATCCAGATTTGCTCCGCTGTACTTAATCTTCAGTGCCTTAAACTCCGCTTCGGTCTGGATATCCGATACTTTCTGAGTAATTTCTGCTATCTGGTTCTGAAGGTTTGTAATCTCAGCCTGTTCGTCCAGCGTGATAACACCATCTTCCAGGGCTACATTGACCTTTGCCGTCAGCTCGTTTCCGAGTGAATTTATCTGCTCTTGCAGACTGGCATATGCAGCGTTCATTCCCGTTGTCATATCAATGTCTGTGTTTGGTTCCACTAAAAGGTCTATTGCCGTCTTTGCTTCATAGTGTTTACTCTCTACATAATCCGTTGCGCTCTGGATTAGTGCATCTATCCCGGTCACATACTCCTGTATCTCCGTATCGTCAAACTTCATTCCCAGGCTTGCCTTCCAGTTCAACTTATCCATATTGGATATAGCAGTTTCCATGTTGCTGTATGCCTGCTTTGCTGATTCCGAAGCGTCAGAGAATTTGGTAACACCTTCAATGTTTTCACCGAAGGTCATCTTTCTGGCAATATCCTGAATCTCCTGCATTGACAGCTTAACATCTCCGAAATGGTTCTTCAGGTTTTCACCTACGGCTTTCTGGAATTTCTGACCGAACTCTTCCGCCGTCATACTGCTATCAGCCAGAGCATCCTTCAAATCCTGTGATTCGTACTTTGCCTGTTCTTCAGCCAGTGCCAATGCTTCAGCTTCCTCCTGTGCCGCTTTCAGGTTTTCCTCATACTCTTTCTTTGCGCTGTCACCCTTGATCCATCCTGCTATACCTCCAACACCTGCACCTATCAAAGCGCCTACTGCCGTTCCGAGAACAGGTACAACGCTTCCAATAGCTGCGCCTGCCGCCGCACCAGCCGCAACGCCTCCGACTTTCCACGCTCCAGATTCTTTATACGCCGCCGCTTCTTCCTTGTCTTTGGAAGTAAATCCTTTGTACAGGTCAGCACCTCCGCTTATTAACGTGGCACCTCCGACCGCTCCGCCAGCTACAGCACCAAGACCGAGAGCAGATAACGCTCCGGCGGAAAGTGATGCTCCGCCAGCCAGGTTTCCTGCGCCCAAACTAATTGCCGTGTTTGCACCAAAACCGAGAATACCCGTTCCGGCTCCGGCACTTCCTATCATTCTTCTTCCGATTCCAGGAACCACCGTGGTTCCTCCTCCATCTGTGGAAACTGTCTGGCTCCCAAAAATACTTCTTCCAAGGCTAATACCTTTTGTTCCCATACTCAACAGTGGAAGTCCAACTTTAGCAATCATCGCCGCTGATATCCACGATGACAAATCTGCTTCTTCTCCTCCTGGAAGAATTTTTCCTGCATTGGAGAATATTCCCTGGATAGCAGACCATATTTTATCTTTCAATGCTCCAACGTCAAAACCGTCAATCAGTCCTTTCGCAAAAGCGGAGCCAACACTGGCCCCTTCATCTATCGCACCGGATACATCCACTCCAAGCAATGCCAGAAGGCCAGTGGAGATTGCAGTTCCTATCCCTCTACCTATAGAGCCGGCTTTTCCGACAAAGAATGAATGGCCTTTGTTATCCCACCACTCTCCGAATGGCTGTGCTATGATTTCATCCCAGCCAATTTTAACCTTACCCATGAAGTCTGCATTTTTCCATTCATCTGTAGCTGTAAATTCTGCAATTTTCTTTTTGAAGGAATCAACCTTTTCGTCCACATAGTCCATGAAGTGCATAAGTCCAGCCTCAATATTAGGCATTTGCTCCGTCAACCAGGTAGCCAAATCCATCAGGTACGGTTTGAGACGTTCTCCCAGTGACAGTTTAACGCCATCAGCAGCACTCTGTAATAATGTAAAAGCACCCTGCAAGTTATCAAGCATGGTGTCTGCCATCTTTTGGGATGCCCCGTCTGCATTGTTCACTGCATCAGCTAATTTGTTGTAGTCCTCTTCCGATGCGTTGATGATGGAAAGCATACCCGCCATCGCTTCTTTACCGAAAATAGTGGATGCCGCTGCGGTCTGTTCTGCTTCTGACAATCCTCCCAAGCTGGTTCTCAGATTATCCATCACGCCCCTGAAGGACTTCATGTTTCCTTTTCCGTCAGTGAGACTTATTCCGTATTGATCCATCGCCGCCGCCATCTTGTCTGTAGGGGCTGCCATGTTTGCAAGTGCGGTTTTTAATGCAGTACCGGCCATAGTACCCTTTACGCTGGAATTTGCCATCAATCCAAGTGCCAGGGAAATATCTTCGATTTTGTATCCCATAGCCCCCGCTACCGGAGCGATATATTTAAAACTCTCTCCGAGCATACCAACATTGGTATTGGCATTTGCGGATGCCTGCGCCAGAACATCAGCAAAATGCCCGGAGTCCGAAGCCTTCAGCCCAAAGGCTGTCAAAGCATCTGTAACAATATCACTGGTGGTTCCCAGACTTTCCCCGGATGCCGCCGCCAAAGACATAATTCCCTCAATACCGTCAAGCATATCCTGGGTCTTCCACCCAGCCATCGCCATGTAGTTAAATCCTTCTGCCGCTTCCGTGGCCGTAAACTTTGTGGTAGCACCCATGTACTTAGCCTTTTCAGTCAGCTTGTCAAAATCTTCCCCTGTAGCGCCACTTATAGCTTTCACCTGGCTCATTGCGGCCTCGAAGTTAGCAAAGGTATCTATTGTATCCTTTAGCCCTATGCTCACTCCGAGTACCGCTCCTACTTGGAAGACGGGATTCTTTAGCAGATTGATAATTCCTCTGACTGGAGATGTAACCAGGTCTACCGCTTTCATCGTGATATTCCAGGTCTTGTTCCCGATAGTCTTCAGTCCGGATTTCAGCTTATCCACAATGGGAGAAACCTTGTCTTTAGCTTCTAACAACAACTGGTATTTCTGCTTCATCCAGCTTGAAAGACTTTTTTGTGTCCTCTCCGCTGATCTATCGAATTGTGATACGGTTCTGCTGGCTCTGTTTACAGAGTTCTGCGCCTGTCTCGCCGCACTATCGACCTGCTCAAACGAATTGGCGATGTTCGACAGTTCCGGGTCTGTATTATCCGTAACTTCAATCGGTATTTCAATTCTCACAGTTTCAGCCATCTACTTCCCCTCCTTCCTTGTAGGATTCAAGCGTTATTTGCATTGACGCAAGCAAAAAAGCCCTCACACCAGGGGGCTTCTCGTAAAATTCATCTATTGTCATTCCTGTTTTCTGGAATATGTGATGGAGTAGCGTGGCCTTTCCTCCGGCCTTTATCAGTTTTTTGCCACTTCCTCCAGATTGTCGCTGCTGTCATAACCGCTGAGTTTATCAATCTCTTCGATTACCCTTTCCTTTTCTCCACTCTTCAGGGCGTATTCGATAACATCCAGCCCATTCATAATCTGGCAGCCTTTATCATTCAGTGCTTCCCAGATTTTCTTGTTATCCCAGAGTTTCGCACGGTCTTCTTCTACAGTAGCCTGATAGATAATGGCACATCTGTACTTAACCGTATTCGTATCTTCCGGAAGTTTAATGCCAAGCTGCTTGTTACGCACGTACTTTGTGTGCTTGGTTTTACATCTGTTGTATTCGTCCTCGCCAAGAGCACGGATATCGAATGCAAAATACAGAACGCCTCCACGCCTGATTTCCAGATGCTTTACTTCATCTGTCCGGAATCCAGCCGCCGCAATCAGTCCATTGATGAAGTCATTTTCAAACATTCTGGTCTGTGCCTTATTCTGCTCCTCTGTAAACTCTCTTTCCTCTACCGGTGTTTTTTCTTCTGCCTGTGCTACTGCCATTTCTTTCTTATCCATTCTGATTTCCTCCTAAACTAAAATATGAGGGCACCACACCATCTCCGATATGATGCCCTTCTGAATTAACCGATTGACAACAAATTCTGTAATTTCGGCGGTCTGTTTACAAAGAAGTTCCATGCCCTCTTGATAACATCGCCAACTGCGATATTCTGTAAATCCACCTGTCCGGACGGCAGGCAATCTCTGTATACCATTCTCTCCTCAGAGCCATTCAGTCCTTTGAGAGTTCCCTGGAAATCCCATACCGGCATGATTCCCGTTTCCATTGCTTCCACCAGTTCGATGATAAAAGCATCATCCTCTACAACAACCTGCGTCATCGTGAGACTGACTGAAAAGGAAGCGGATGTCTCATGCTCCTGCGGATCACCGAGCACATTGTACTTTGCATTGTTGAAAGTCACGTTTGATGTGAACGTCTCCACGCTTGCCAACATTACGCCGTCTTTGTTGTAAAACGCTCCGTCCTTACCTGTTCTTGCGTGCCGGGAATCACCGGCTGCCCTTGCGTTAATAGGCATAACTCATTCCTCCTTTATTCCTGTGTGCTGAATCTAAAGAAGTACGTCAGGTAGAGATGTTCTGCGGAATCTTTATCCACGCAGTCAATCACAAACCAAGCACTGTCTCCATCAGCTTTGTATACTGTGCTTTCTGTTACCGTACAGGATACCAGTTTCCCCTCTTCAACCATCGTGTCACCGATTCCCTGAAGCTGGCTGATAATAGTAGAACGACCATTCGCATCATTGTCTACCTTTCCGACAAGAGAATCCGCCTGGTCGTTCATTCTTGTAATCATTTCATATCTGGTTTTTGTCCTTCGGATTTTCTTCCAGCCGTCATCCTGGTTATCATCAGGGGTTATCAGCGTATTGATAGCACTGTCTATCCACACCTGCTTGCTCTTGTTCAGGCTGAGAACCAGGCAACCGGACTGTTCCGCTTTTGTCATCTGGGTAGGTGTAAGCACGTCATTCAACTGAGTTACTTTATCCAGAACTGTATGAGTAAGGGATGTATTGGAAGGACAGCCTGCAATCATGCCTGCAATTTTAGCCGCCGTCTGGTATCCTTCAATCTCCCCGTAAGTGGTTCCTGTGGCAGAAGAATTGAGAACATACACAATCTTCTCGCTGTTGAATGCTGCCGCATGTGCCATCCTGTCCTCCAAGGCAACTGATTTCTTCTCGGCAACTACACCGATTGTCAACTGGCCCATGTTAAAGATGCGGTCCAGGAAGGAATCCAGAAGTCCATGTACAGCCTGATCGTCCGTATCAACGCAAACCGTGTTCATGTAGTACGGTTCAATGGCGTTGAATCCGTTGCTGTAGTCCTGAATCGTTGTTGTCGGGTCTGTTCCGACTGTCATTGCAGTCTGGGTAACTGCCGCCAGTTCCCCTGTTGCGCTGCCGACTTTTGCAACCTTGCAGTTCGTAGAACCAGCGAACGCTTCCACCAGAGCAGTGACTTCATCACCGCCTTTCGCAAAAGCGACCTTTTCAAATTCCTTTGTTCCGGCATAGATGATACATTCCCGCATACTATCGTCAGATAATTTATCCTTGATGGATACGGTAAATGCCTTCGAGCCTACATATTTCGTGGTAATGGAAACCGCATCAACGCTTCCACCTTCCAGCTTCAGTTTTACATTCCCCTGGGTTCCTCCGTTCCCTACACGGCAGCATATAGCCGTAACTGCTCCGCCTTCAAACGCCAGACCAATAGCATCCGTTGTTCCATCGGTGCCATAGGTTTTCTCGTAACCGTCATCAATACTCACTTCAACCGCTTCGTTCAGCGGCCCCCAGTCCGACTTGAAGAGTACGCCGGTAATGCCGTTCGTTGCCCCGGCAGCCGCTCCATCTCCTTTTTTCTGGATATTGAAGTATGTTCCGGGTCTTACTTTTGTCTCGCCAATCATGTACGTTCCCGCCATTTCACTTGACCTCCTTCTTCATAAAACTTTCTACAATCTTTTTCGCCTCCGGTCTTGTAGCTTCTGTCTTTCCTGCAAACTTAAAGGCAGCAACAACGCACTCGCTCCGTACCTCTGGTCCGAATACCTTTTCTGCGTATTTTGCCAATTCATTCACATCGTAAACAGATTCCGTAGACGTTTTCTTTTCCGCCGCTTTTGTGTCGGCAGTCTTCTTTTCCATGGAATCCTCCTATCTGAAGTCCGTTCCAACTTCTACAATCATGTGCGGTCTGTTCTTGTATCTGAGCAGACCGTATTGAACTGTTACGATAAGCTGACCGTCCTTCAGATAGTCAGCTTTATTATTTACCTGCAATCGCTTAATTCTCATAGGCGATTTATCCAGCATTGCAATCTCACCGGCCAGTGACAGGCCGTTAGCCAATGCCATTACCCATTTCAATCTCAGGTCTGCGGCAGAGCACAGAACGTGGACTGCAATTCTGCCGTCCATCCACGCCACGGTATTTGTTTCTCTACCCTTTTCCACGGTATCTAATCGGCAGTAAAAAACCGGTGCTTTCGCATCTGCTACTCTGAAGGAATCCATATTGTCTTGCCCCAAAACAAAGGCTTCTGGCATTATCCTCTTTATATACTGATTCAAAGCAACCACGGGGTCTGGGTCCGTTGTTTCCTGGCATGTGTATTCTAAGATATCGAACCTGATTTCCATTCCGATGATTCTTGTATCCGTGCCGCTTTCCCTGGAAGGTATTTCAAAGCCGTCTGTTCTGGACCACGCAAAACAATACGGTGAACCGTTATCCGGATTTATGATTAAGTCCTTCAGGCACTCCTTTATTGCAGGCTCAATTTCTTCCGGCGGTATGCCCGCTTCATCGCATAGCAGGCTTATTTCCATAGTTCCTGCGCTCTTTCTTTCCTGATTAGCCTGCATATCTATTGCATATACAATCCGTGGGTACTGGCACGTCCAACCACGCTGATTATCTGCCGGTGCTGTCTGGTAGAAAATAGCCGGTTTCCCGTCATATCTTGCCAGTCTTCCCGCTACTCCCTCATGGTTCGTGAACCAACTATGAACTAACTCCTCCAACGTCATCTCCAACACCGCCTCCTGATCTATATTCATGGACTTCAATCATGTCAGCAGACCAGCGTACTTCCCATTCCCCTGCGGCAACTTCATCAGCCGGAAGGAAGAAATGATTCGTCACGTTAGCAATCCCTGGGTGATATTGCACCGTGATCTGTTTATCTGTGACTGCTGTTACGAACCCGCCCCGTCCATCCGGCCAGGAACGATGCTTTGCGTACATGAGATAGCCTTTTTTTATCTGTGCGGTATCAAACACTTTAGTTATCGAATCTACTATCAACGCCATCTCCGCACCTCCTAACTGTATGGTTCGTTGTAGATTGCCACGATTTCAGGCGTGGCTTTTTCGGTTATTTTGTCTTTGTATGGACGTGGTGCCATTTTGGACGTACCATTTTCCAGATACCCAGCGTAATGCTGTTCGCTTTCAAGCACAGCAGTTATTTGTACACCGCCGCTTCCCACACTTCCTCCTTGCACCTCACCATGCCAATTCAGCCTCAATGCTCCACTTCTTCTTGCCGGTGGCTCTCCGGGCGCTGAAGCCGTATAAGTTGCACTGCTGTACGGTTTCTTGTAGACACGCCCACTCCTGGAGCCTTTCAGCACATCTAATTCTGCATTCCGGATGGCATTAACAGCCCTGGTTCCCCTGGATACCGCCTGTCTTCCGACATTTTCTACCACCCGGTCTACCGCAATTCTCAGTGCTGCTCCCGCTTGGCCTATACTGCTCATTTCACATCCATCCTTTCTTCCACATAATAGATGGTGCAGATTCCCAGGCTTCCGGCTTCATCGACACCCTGGACAAGAAATATCCGTTCTCCCAGAATCAGCTTATCCTCCGCTTTTGCATTGGGTCTTCCGCTCTGGACAATAGTGTGAGAAATAGGATGCTGTAACTGTTCCCATCGCATCTTCTGCTTATTGTCAGCTTCAGCAAGTACTCCTCTTACCATCTTTGTTCCGTCTCCCACATATGATGTCTTTGGTCTTCCTGACGCATTCACGCCAGCGATATTTTCCTCCACAATGAAATCCTTATACAGATTCCCCGGCCTCAGATACATGAATGTTCTCATTCCGATTTCGCCTCCCCGTTTTCCATCATTCCAGCATAGAAATATGGCGGGCGTTTCCTGCCATCAGGACCGGCACCGTATTGAGGAATTGTAGCGGAACTGTTCTGAACTTCTTTCTTCAACTTCTCGTAGTCCTCTTTCCATATTTTCGCACGTTCAGCAAATGAGAAAGACAACGGGCCTGTTTTCGTATCCGGCTCATATGCGAATCTCCGGCAAATGCTTTCCAGCAGTGCCAGCTTTGCTCTCTTCCACTTCCCAGGAAACATCTCCAACACGGCTTTTATTTCTGCATCACTAAGGGCGGAGGTTTCCGCTCCGCCCTCAACCATCGTATCGCCCAGTTCAAACCTCATGCGGTCTTTGCCGCACTCCCTGATTTTTTCTGGTTCGTATGTGTACCTCTTTTCCATCAGGCACCACCCTTTTCCTGAACCTCCCCGTTATCTGCATTGTCTTCCGGTGGTTCCGGTCCTTTATTCAACTGAGTAGCACGTTCCTCCGCCGCTTTCTGGATTCCTTTTCGGGAATCGGCAGCATTCAGAAGAATCAGCGCATTTTCGTCTTCCAGTCCGGCGATATCCTTTTCAGCTTCCTCCACTGTTTTCTGCATGATAGAGAATACTGTGGTTACAGTCTGAGAACTCGTGATTACCTCCAGGATGCCGTTTTCGGTACTAATCGGTATTGTAATGAGGGTTTCCCCTGTTTCGCTCTGAAATGGGCGAATAGGGGTTACTGCCTCTTCTGCCTGAAGCACACCGCTTTCTACCTCCGCAATATAATTACTGTGAATCAGCGTCAATGCTCTCCCCGGCAGAACATATCCATCCGGAATAACCTCCCCATAGGAGAAACTTCTTCCTGACAGTGTGATAGGCTTTTTGCAAACAAATTCACTCATAAGGTTCCTCCTATACACAATTCTTCATGTAGCAGGCCAGGTCATCGGCAGTCTTTCTCATATCTGTAGACATAAGACCCTCGATAAACTCTGTATGGGTTCCGCCTTCTCCTTCAAACTGATCCGTTGCCATCCAGTTACCATTACCGAGCATATCCCAGGTGAAAGTATATCCGGCAGACGGTTCATCAATGGCCGGTGTCGGTGTTGCATAGCAAAGAAGCGCACCTGTGCTGTCACAGATAAACTGCATATCGTCCGGCTGTCCAGGCTCCGCAATATTGTAGGTGCTTTCCAGGACCGCAATCTCCTCAATCTGCAAAATCTGAGCCAATACCTGCTTAGTTACTACTGCCGGGTTCGCTGTGGAGCCGGTGTATTTCACACGCTCCAGGATATCCGGATGCTCAGTCAGTGCAATGTATGCATCGTATCCGAGTGCCAGCTTATTCGGCTCCCTGCGCCCACTCAGTTTAATTTCCCGGCGGCGGGCGTTGAAGAAATGTACCGGGTCAAAGTTCGCATCGCTGAATTTAAGGAACTGGCTTGCGCCCGGAGTTCCGGATGCAATTCCTTCCAGCTCATTCTCCCACACGCCTTCCCTGAAGTAGTGCTTTGCAAACTGTACGTCCAGGTGGAGATTCATCTGTTCGGAGACAAATCTTACTTTTGACCGGCGTGGGTCAATGGATGCCGGAGAATTGCTTCTCTGGTAGTCAAGAGTACCAATCTGGTCGATTCCGGTAATAATCTGGTCTACCTCGCACTTGTAGGTGTTATCGGTATGCCCCATTACCGCCGGATTGACTTTGCCATATGCAGGCTTTCTCTGAACATTATCCCTTGCCAGGTCACCCTTCAGGAATGTGTAATAGAAACTCGTAGTCAGTGCAACCGGGCAGATTGGAAAGATTCTCGTTGCCACCCAATCCGCCGGGTTTGCAAAATACGCCATGCTCATATTGCTGAGATATCTGTTCGGCTTCCACCCTTTCAGGATTCTTGCCTGAATATCCCCATTCGTTGTTACCTGTCTGTTTCCCATGTCTTCTTACCTCCTATGCTTTATATCCAGCCTTGATAAGCTGTACTCTGATAATGGTTCCGGCTTCCGCTGCGGCGGTGAGAGCAACCGCTGTGATGAAGTTGCCTGCTGCTGCCTTCACCGCAAATCCGTCAGCATCAGAAGTCAATTCATCACCGATCACGATTTTCGCTCCGGCTACCCATGCTCCGATGTCTTTCACCTGTACGGTAACATCGGAGCCTTTCTTGATTTCTTCATCCTCCGAAAGAGGGATAATACCGATGGCATTGGCTCCTGCCGTTGCCGTTATAGCCAAACCTCCGGAAATGATTACCGCTTTCCCCTGTGCTTCCTGGATATCTTCCCCCGCTTCCAGGTTGATTGTGGGGCTTTCATTGATTGTCGTTCCTAAATATGTTGCCATCTCGTTTACCTCCTATCTTCCACTTTCGTACTCATGGACTAACTGCGGGTTCTGCTGGCAGGCTTTGTCAATAGCTGCCTGGCGGTTCATGTCAGGGTTTGCAACCTGGATTTCATCGGCCTTTTTCTCAATCTTGGACCATGCATCCGGTTCAGAACCTCCATATCCGCCGCTCTTACCGATTTCTGCGAACATGCTGGATTTGCTCACTGCCTCAACAGAAGCATCCAGAATACCGATCATATCCGTATACGCACTGCCGCCTGCGTTTTTCAGGCTTTTCAGGACAGGAACCAGTTCCTCCGGCTTCTTGCCGATGATTTCGTACTTTTTAGCAATCTCTGCCAGTTCTTTTTCATCTGCTTCGTCTGCACGTTTCTGTAACCGCTGCAATTCAGCAGCGACCAGCGGATGCAGGCCAGCATAGATATCTTCTGTTGCAGGAGCCACTTTATTTACAGTCGGCTTATTATCGCCCTTCTTAGCAACATCCTCCTCTTCCCCTTCGCCTTCACCCGCTTTCTTTCCTTTAGGGTCGGCTTTGTCAACTGCGGCAGGGTCAACACTGCATCTCTTTTCGATATCCTCAAAAAAAGCTCTCTCTGCCGGTGTGAGTAAACTCTTGTCAATCATGGTTTCTTCTCCTTTCAACTCCACATTTTCTGTTACGCCGTTATCAGCATTTTTCTTTACCGGTTCTCCGGTTTCAGCATCAGCAATCATTCCTTCCAAGCGTTCCTTCGAGAACTTCATGAAATTCAATACCTCCTCTGTTACCGGTTCAGCCGATTTTTTGATTACGTTGGCTCCGTTTCCTGAAATCCACTGTGGAATAGCTGCCGTAACTGTTGCGCTGAACTGCTCTAAGCTGGACTGCATCAATTCCTGAGCGTTGTCAACCTCTTCGTCACACATGATGGAACATAGCGAACTCTGCAAGGCATAGCAGATATCCCATATTTCATCATTGATTTTCCGCCTGTTCCGCTCCTTCAACTGCTCTCCGAATGTCTGTGCGCCGCTCTTTTCAATCTCTTCTACGGCTGTATCTATTTCCTCCGGTTTCATGCCGACTGCTTTTCCGATAGCAGAAAAAAACCTCTTCAGGATGCTTTCTTGTTTAGGTTCCTCTGCTCCCTCCGCAACTTTTTCTCCCTGTACTCCTGCGGCACTCCCTCCTGGGATTCCGTCTTTGTTTTTGTACAGCAAGACATTTGCTTTGGGGTTTGCACCGGTATCTACAAAGTCAACCTTTGTAATCTTTAAATCCTTTAGCTTTGTAGCCACTTTTCCGTTTCCTCCTTTCTTTTGGGTTTTTATAATGCAAAAAGCACCCTACTGGGTGCTCTCTGAATTATCCTTATGGACTGGTTCGTAAAAATCCTTGAAAACTTCCGGAAGTGCTGGAATCATTTTTTCATTCAGTTCCATATTGGCGGCTATAAGATACAAATGAAGAACAGGAAGTTTACCTCCTTCATGCTCAACACTATATTTTTGCACGCCTTCAACCACTTTCCCATTTATGCTAATTTCTGTACCATTTATCGTTTCTTTGATAACTACTCTCGGAATAATTTCATTCATTTTAACCATCGGTAACCTCCTCTCGGACAGCTTCTCCCTCTATAGAAAACATCGGGTACTCTCCCGACTTAACTTTATCCCATACATCAGGGTCCGTCACTCTGAATCCTATCCACCATGCTTCAGGCAAGGTTCCTTCCGGAATACCCATGACCGCCATCTTTTCTTTTGTAAACATGATGCTTTCAACTAAGACAGCGCAGCCTCCTCTCTCGTGCATCTCTCCACCTTCCCGGTAGAACTCCACAAAATTATAGGCTGCATGTTCCAGAACATCCGGGTCCACAATATCTTCCTGCAAATCAGTGACCTGTTCTCCATCTGATGTGATTGCTACATTGGCCCAACCAAAGGCAAGCATTTCATCATCATCCGACTTATGAATCTTAAAACGTCCTTTCAGAACGCTTCTGGTACTCTCTGGTTTCCCTCTGGTTGCATTTGAATCAGTTGTCTTAGGATTTGTTGGGGTATGCACCATTTCCCCGAATACAACCATTTTAACCACTCCCTTCTTTGAATACTGGTGGAGATACTTCTATGTACTGTACAGCGCAAGCGCATCTGGGATGTGCAGGCGGTGTTCTCTTTTGACCGGCAAACAGGATTTTTCCTTTAAAATCAAATTCATCATCCATCGGAATCTGCATACCGTCCAGTCCACGGCACATATCACACACATTCCCATCTCCAGAAGTGCTCCACCTTTTTTCCATCACTCCGAGAAAATTCTGTCCTTGTGCCTGCCTGATACCTTCGTCAGCACCTCTGTTGTAAGCAAACGCCATTTCTGTCTGAGCAATGTCAAAGGCCCGCTGCCTGTGCTGTCTCTCCGCATATTTGATTGCCGCATCCCTGGCCTTATTCCTGACACTCTCCGGTTTCATCTTCGGATGCTGTTCTTTCAGCTTAGTCTTCACTGAATTGTAATACCGGAGATTAGCCTTTGCCTGAGATTCAGTAAGCCCTACGCATGGACGGATAACTCTTGACAGTTCATCTACCGTGTAGGTTCCGTTTACATGCTGTGTCAGCATTGACTTTATCGCCCGTTTCTGTTCGTCTGTCACGGAAGTAACAAATTCAGCCCCTCTCTTATTTATCCATGACAGAACAGATGGCGTATTCAGGTCAAAAGCAAAATCAGCAGCAAAGGCATCCATGATAGGCTGCCCTATGGAGCCTGCCGCCATTGCATTCTGCCATACCGGATACATTCTCTCAGATACCATGATGGAATAATCCTGCATCCACAGCCGTATCGTTTCCTCTGACAACACACCGTCCAATATAGCCTGACGGATTTCTTTGTAGGTAAAAGCATCCTCCTGGTCTTTCCAGAATCCAACAAGGAACTCAACCGGTTCAGCCGTGTTTTCATCCAGATATCCATTAAGCCGGTCCAGGATTTCTATGCTGGCCTGCGTCCTGAGTTTCTTCTTACCCTTCTTTTGCTTGAAAAGGAACATCTTAACCGCTCCTTCCCAGCCGTTTCTTTGCGGCCTGGACTTTTTCATCCGGTATCTCTTTCGGCTCACTTTCATCCGGATTTCCAGGCGTTACCTCCGGCTCCGGCGGCTCACTCTGATTCTGCTGCGCCTGTCTCTCGTTGGAAATAACTCTCGTATCTCCCGACCGTTCCGGAAGGTCTGCCACTTCTCTCACGTAATCTTCCAGCCCATCATCAGGAACCAGTACGCCAACTCCCGTCATATCCTTGATGTAGGTTGCTATTTTAACAATATCGGCGTTTTCGATATCACCATGTTCCAGCGTTGGGTAATCGGTAATTCCATCAAAGTGACTGCCGTTAATATCAATCAACTGAGGGATTCCCTGGCTGTTGAACGTTTCGCATATGATGTCCAGATAAGCCCCTATCGCCATGGCAAATAATTCCGTCTTATCAGAACTGAGAGCGAAGCTGCCTACCTGCTGGTGTCCAAGGAAAATAAAATCAGCCAGGACCGTCATCGCCATCCCGGTATCGTACCTCTGGATAATTGCATTGGTATCAAACTGCTTCGTACCTCCGGAACTGAGTAATTCAAATTCGTACCCGGCTGGTTTTACGATTCCGGCAAGTTCATCTACCCGGACGCTTTTCACCATGGCTTCCATCCCGCTTCTGAGTTTTACCATATCCGGATCATTGTCATCCCATATGTTCAGGTCTTCCGGTGCCGTGAATACCGGCAGTCCTGCCAAGTCTCTCTCTATGCCAATTCCCTCATACTCCTGTATGCGGCGTTTGAAATACCAGGAACGATATGCGTTCCTGAGAATACTTCGCCCCTCCGGGTTCCCCTTCCTGCTTTTCGTCAGGAACAACATGGCTTTTTCAACTGGTATCGTAATCAGCCCGTAATCTGGCGGCGGCAACTGTGTCATAGCCACCAGGTTATCTTCATTGTCATACTCCCACTGGTAGAGAGTTTCCTGTGCTCTGATAGGCAATTTCCTCCATCCTATCAGACCATCATTGTACTTGCTTCGTGTCTTCGGATTGCTGGTCTTCCCCATCCTCCGCTTGTAGACAATTTCATGGAAACTCCATCCGTATGTCAAAAACGACAAGATTTCAGAAATGGTATCCGTCCAGGTATCCTGCATATCATTCATGCACTCTTCCACGAATTGAGCAGCTTCTTTGTCCTTTGCGGTATCACCGCCAGGCTCTACAGTCCATGAGGCTTGCCTGATAAGCATTTCAACAGCAAAAAGGATGGCTCCGATAGTATCATCGTTCTCAGCCATCTCCCGGTATGTTTCTATGCCCTTCTTTCCCCGCAACTCTCTCAGGAACTCCTCGTAGAAAGTTCCGCCGTATCGTTTCTGCCCTATCCGACCAATTTCATCTGTTCGTGCCATTGTCTATCACCTCCTCCAATAACTTTCTTTGTTCAGTCCTCCAGGTGGCGGAGTAGCCGCATTTCTGCTTTCGATTTCTGCAAATGCGGAAGAACTTGCATCCACCATATCCTTGAACTTACTTTCAGGGAATGATTCTAACTGTGTCAGATACATCTCATTCCACTCTCCCATTACCAAGTCCACGTTCCCAGCCTGCCATTGTGCTGCAAATGGCTCTGCTCTGGTTTCTTTGCTTCCAGTCTCCGGTATTGCCTTGACAACAAAACCAGCAAGCATTTTGATGTAACTCTTTGCCTGGTCTTTTCCGGCTTGCCCTGGGTCCTGCGGCAGTCTTTCAACAACCCGCTTGTATTTCTGTTTATCCATCGTGCAGGTGCTCTTGATATGCTTACGAACGTCATCTGCATCCAATCGAACATTCGTAACATTTGCCACAACGTATCTGCCATTCCTGCGTTTCCCAATGAGTACGCCTGCCGTGTATGCCGGATCACCGTCTTCATCTTCGCTTGTGGCTGCCAAATCCCAGCCTCTCGCCCAAGAAATAACATCGTCTGGCACAGCTTCCAGGAACGCTCCTACCTGGCTCCGCTTGAAGAATAAGCCCGCCGCCGGTTTTATTTTCCAGTTCCCATACAAAAGCCGTTCTCTCTCCACCAATGGCAATGCTTTCAAGTTTGCCAGATATCCAGGGTCACGCTTCATCAGAATTTGATTATCCTGAAGGGTACTGGCAATGAATGTAACACTCTTGATTTCCTCTTCGTCTGCGCCCTTTTCGATGACTTCCTGCTTTGTGTCTCCCCATATCAATTCATCGTTGATACGGACCATGTAACGTATCTTCCCACTTCGCTCCGGTATCGGATACCCTGTATCCTGGTCTATCCACCAGGATATAAACTCGGCAACCCAACTATCTGCATCCGGATTGCATGTTGCCCTGATATAAGGCTTTACGTCTGAATCTGTACGGTTTCGAGACAGCATGTAGAAGAATTGGTATCTGCTGAAGTGTGTCAATTCGTCAAAGCCAATCATGGCAATCTGAGAACCCTGCCAGCTTTCACAGTCATCGTCACTTCCGAGATGTGCAAAGTTCACTTTCGCCCCGCTCGGAAACTCCCAGTGCAATTTCGGGGTCTTTCTTGACATAGCACCACGAATATATCTGTATAGGCTTCTGCTGGAATCCCAAAGACCGCCTTGTGCCGTAACCTGAGTGTAGTTCCGCCTGAATATGACGGCACCAAAATCCGGGTCCGACTTATGCCGCATGGCTTCCATCAGTAACCCGTAAGTTTTCCCGCCTCCTGCGGCTCCACCATAGATACATACATCAGCAGGAGTGGCTAAGAACGCTTCCTGCGGGCCGGGCTGCGGTTTTATTACAATCTGCCTTTTAGCCATCGTCACCGCCATCCCTTCCATTATCCGGCAAGTAGAATACAACATCGTCTTCTGTTTCTACCTCTTCCCGCTTAACGAAATTCTCAGGATTGCGCTTGTAGTGGCTTGACTTCCTGTTATTGAGCCAGTACATCTGAGCCAATACGTCAGGAGGGCATTCTTTTTCAACCGTCTTCACTTTCAAAGGTTTTCGATTCCCATCAGCGTCCACTTCAAGGATGCTTTCCTTTTCCGTATACCGATATCCTACAGCACGTTCATACAGCTTTCTTTCTACCTTTGCGTCCGCCTGGTCTTTCCCGGCCATAAGAGCCTGAAGGAAACTTTCGTGGTCCTGCTTCCATCGGTGTAGCGTCCTGACAGATATTCCAAACGCCTCCGCTATTTCATTATCGTCAGCACCTTTTATAGCCAAGGACCATGCCCAGTCATCGTGGTATGCCTGGTTATATTTCAACGGTGCTGCCATGCTTTACACCTACTTTCCGGCTAAATATTCAGCCGCTAAGTATTCAATGGCCTGCCACTTATTTTTAGGTCCAACCACTCCATCATCTACCATCTTCTTCACTGCCTCCTGGATCATCTCTGCGGCTTCCGCAGGAACCGCACTGCTTCCGAAGATGCTTGTTAGCTGTACCCATTCGCTATCTTCCGTGAATCCTATCCCGTCAAGCATTTCTCCGGTACACTTAATCATGGCGTGGATGGCTGCCCCGGTATTCTTCACGTTTGCAAACTGCTGATATCTTGTCAGCGTTTCCAGGAAGGGTTTATGCTGTTCTATATCTGCCACGCCGAGAACATCCGGTTTGGTTCCGTCCAGCGCATCAATGAGTTTCTGCATATCTGATATCTGGTGCGGCAGGAAGGTGAAGGTTATGTTCTTCCAGTCAAACTCCACTGTGGGCGATAGATATTTTTCCAGTTCCGCCTCCGGTTCTGCCAGGATTTCTTTTCCTGCATAGCTTTCAATCATATCGTCCACATCTTCCAGCATTCTTGCCAGTTCCTTCAACGTGGACTGATCATCAAATCCGGAGATTGCATTATGGGCTATCTGCTTCGCCACAATCTTTGACCGGTTCAGGCCGCTAACATCCAGAATGACAAAGAACTCTTTCATCCCCGCATCTTTTCCAGACCGGATTCTGTGATGCCCGGAGATAATCTCTATTCTGGTTCCTTCCTCTGTCAGCGCACAAAAAGGCAGTGATTCTAACTGTCCACGCTTCTTGATGTTATCTGTGAGTTGCCGTTGCATTTCATTCTTCATTATCCGGGCGTTAATATCCTGTTCCCTGATACACTCAGCAGGAACTCTTGCGATGATAAGCCCGGAACCCATATCGGCTATTTGCTCATAGCTGATTTTGCTTTCGCTCTTTCCTTCTGCCACTTTTCTTCCCTCCTTAACCATTCAGCAAGTGTCTGTTTCTCCGTCCGGTCCTTCAGTTCTGATTCATACGTCAGCCGGAATCCCATCTTCGCATCCGGTATGCGCTTCGTTAATTTCATAACCCCACGCATTTCCTTTGCTTCCGGATACTTTGTCATCTGCACTGTTTTCAGATGCCCCACCTTTTCTTTCTCCAGGTCAGTGCATATCTTATAGACAAAGCACTTATTCTGCGCCAACATAGTCAGCAGTCTTCCAAGTCGGTACTTCTTGTGTGGAACCGTCATGCCATACATAAGAAAAAGAGCATCTGATACCTGAGTACCGAACGCTCCCATAGTGAGTGCCGACTTATCAACGCCAAACACTCCCGCTATTTTCCCATCAATCAAGACTGCAATATTGACAGGAGCGGAAGAACCAACAAAGTTATGCGTCCATAGCTGGCGGTAATACTGAGCCTCTGCTCTTTCTATCTGGCATAACTGTACTTTGGTTTTCTCCGTGATTTCATAATCTCTGGGTAGCATACTGCACTCCAAAGCGTTCAGCTTGCTTTCCCCTGGCCGGGCAATCTTCTTTCCGTTTGCCAGTGCCGTTGCTTCCTCCGGTCTATTTGATGTGAGGTATACATTTACACCGCTCCTCACTCCATACCTGGCAAATACAGGCTCTCCCGCTGTCTTACCTGGTTCATTCTCTTCATAGCAGAGAACCAGGCACTTTGCGTTCTTACACATATCCATGAACTCCAGCAGGCCGGTTGCCGGGTCGAATATCCCATACTCCGGTTCCTTCCAGGTCATCATACCTCCGGTGTCGTAATACTTTTCAAACCCTGCCGTATAGGTTGGCGGATTTGCGATCACAACACAGTGTTCATCATCGAGGATTTCTGCCATGTGCTTCCACATGTCAAGTGCTCTGTAATTCATTCCATTGAGCAGCGTCTTTGCCCTCTCCAACTGTTCCCGGATATTCTTAATGTGCTCTTCCCTCCTGCTTGCCAGATCAAGCATGAAATTGTAGAAGTATTCCTTTCCCGCATTCTTCACGGTGCTGAGATATTTCCATGCGTACATCGCAACTGCCGGGTCCAGCAGTTCTTCATCGCTGAATCCTTTTGCATGGATTTCCAACTCTTCCATCGGATTCCCTGCTATCGCATATCCCATGATGGACGTAAACATTGATACGTCCGATGCTTCCACCTGGCTCGGTTTAAATCCCGCCTGCACTGCCAGATGTGACATAGCGAAGGCACCAGCGCACGGTTCCACGAACTTCGTGTACCCGTTCTTTCTGGCATTTTCCAGAAGCACTTTCAAAAACTTCTGCTCCGATGGAACCAACGTACCCAGGAAGAATGCCCCTGGATTCTGAAACATCGCCATATTGCTCTCCTTTCTTCGTTGCTGTGTATTTTATTGCCCGGTTCGGTAAAGCCGCTGGATGCAACTGTAAAACAGCCCAGGCATGAAAAAAGCCCCGCCCGTAATGGGTGAGGCTGTCATTCCCTTCTCTTTAATTGTTTTGCATGTAGTCAAACACCTGTATCGCTTCTCTCAATGCGTTTATCTTTGCCGCTGCTGCCGTTATCTTATCTATGTGAGATGCGTAAGCTGCTCCGAAGTCTTCTGCCATTAAGAAATTCATTTCTTCGATTTCCTTTATCGAATCCATTTTTGCTTTCTCGAATTTCTGCTGTGCTTTCTTTAATTCTTCTTCTAAATATTCTCTATAATCTTTACTCATATCCTTTATCCTCCATCTGGTTGATTTGTTTTATTTATCTTGTCATCATTCTATCAAACCCACCTCTGGTGTCAATCGGATAATTGATGTTTTTGTAAGTTTTTTATCCATTCTTACCAATCGGCAATTTTATAACGCCGGGGATTTTTGATACCTCTTTGTCAGAACTGCACAATCAGCAGTCATAATAAAAGCCCCACCCATTTCTGAGTGAGGCGTTGTTTTTGGTCCGCCAAGCAGGACTTGAACACTGCGACCTACAGATTAAGAGTCTGTTGCTCTGCAACTGAGCTATTGGCGGATTATGTTGTGTAGTGAGGATACATTGCACGGTACAGATCACTCATGAACGACATCTGTTCGTAGCCGGATTCTTTTTCCTGCCGCATCTGCTCCTCTTTCTTCCTTTGCTTCTCTCCGGGGTCCGGTGACGGGTCAGGCAATTCTTCAATCTTCTGCCCTGTCTTTTCGTACCACCATTCCGCAAAGACTAATCTATGGCACCATTCACCGGGTTTTCTGACATCTTCGTAGCAACACAGCACCACGTCCTTGCCTTCATCCAGGTATGCCTGAATGATTCCCCCGATAACTGGGTATCCACTCTTTTCCAAGTGCTTGAAGTACGGTTCCCTGAATCTCTCCCTGTTATTCTCATTCCACAGGTATCCAGGTGGCGCTATCTGTATGATATCACCGGATATTCTGTACTTCACCAGAAACTTCGGCATACTCCGGACAACTCCGACCACCGTATACTTACCCGTTTCCAACTCTTTATTACTGAATCTGCTTGTGTATAACTTTGCCATCGTTCAAACTCTCCTTTCCGTAGATGCTGACAATCGTTTCGATTCCTTCAGCAATTCTGGCTTCAATATCTTCGCCCAGGGATAGGTAGAATCTTTCATGTACCATACACTCATACGCTTTCTTCATCCGCAATGACTGCTCTGCTGTTATACCAAGCCGGAAGTCCTTTGCAATCCGCAGTGCTTGTTTGTACTGCTTCTGTGCTACCAGGCTTCTCACCGCGTCACTCTTTCTAACCATTCTCAACACCACTTTTTTCCGTTTGGTAAGTTTTCCACATCTTCATTCTAACCCTTTACCGGCTGGTGTCAATCTGAATCGCCTTATTTTTATGGAGTGACATATCAGTGATTCCAGGTTACATCTTACCATTTGGTAAGTTGCCCTGTCAATGCCCTCTTTTTGCCCCGTGATTGCCCCCTGGTTGGATTCTATCTCTGGAAGCCATCAATTCCAAAGATAAGAGCAGTAAGCCGCTTACATGCCGCTGTAACGTCTTTGTAGACCGTTCGCTCCACGATTCCTTCGCTTTCCGCTATATCCTGTACCGATTCCGGCACTTTCTTCAGGTACAACCCCTCCACCACACGGTATCTTCTCCTATCCTCCGGGTAAGGGGAATCCTCACAGCTTTTCTTGTATACTTCCAGCATGGCGTTCACATGATTCATAATCGCCCTGGTCCTCATAACTCCTTTTTCGATGCTTTCAACCCTGCTATCCTTATCTGTTCTCCTTCCCTCCATCATCTCAATAATATCAATCACGTCTTCGTCCAGTTCCTCATAAATTCGGTATATTGCTTTATCGCCGTAATCAGAGAAATCACGATAATGTTCCAGAAGCAATCTCGTATTATTGAGCCTCCTGTCGAACTTCTCCTTCTCCTCCCGGTCCTTCTGCTTGTTGTAGGTTTCCATCGCCACTTTCGCCGCATGTTCTGTGATCTGGTCCAATACTTCTTTGCTTAGTAACTGCTTCTGCTGCTTTCCCATCGGTAATTCCTCCTTGATTGATAATTGCGTTTTTTCTGCATATCTGTTACAATATTGCTTGCTGGACATATTGAAGGACTGCCTCACCGATGGGGTGGTCTTTTCTTTTACCTTCTGGAGCAGGTTGCGAAATGAGAAATATATCCACAGCCTTCAGCTTCATCTACACTGCACTTTTCTCCCGCTACTACCACTCCCTCCGGGGTAACGATTCTTTCTTTCCCTCCCGGAACCGCCTTATAATTTACCAGTTCCGGATTCACCGGCATATTCTTACCAGCTTTTGTCTTTACCCACAGGATTCTGTCTCCACACTGTCTACAAGTTCCAAACGGGTCATATTTTCCACCCATATTCTCACCTTCTTCCCTTTTTCTGCTCCCTTCGGATATCTCTGCATATTCGGTCACACATTTTCTGATTGCTAATCTTGCGTTTATTGGTGGATTGAATTTTTTCTGCCACGAATTTGTACATATCCTCGTCTACATCCGCCAATTCTCCCCTCGTGCATAAGCATAGGGAAGCGAACGGCTCTGCACAATAATCAACAATCGAACAGTTTCCACAATGCTGGTCTAATTCACCTATCTTCATTCTGTGCCTCCTACAGTTCTTAATATTGCGTGCGTCACTTTCCAAAAATGAAATAACCACTATGCCACGAACTTAATTCCATACACTCTGTACCTTTTCTCAAACTCTGCCATTCCTACCGTATGAGCCTCCGTATGATGAATCCTGCAAAGGCAAATCTTCCGGCTTTCTGAATCATCCACCTCCGTTCGGTCATTTCCCATGCCGATAGCATCTACATGATGGATTTCTCCTTCCCGCCCGCAAATCGCACACTTTCTATTCTTCAGGCAGGCCCACAGGTAATGATCTATGTCATCTGTCCGGTTACTGCCAAAGTCCAAGAGCGGAACCCCTAACTCCAGGGCCAGGTCCAACATCGTATTGATGAACTCCCTAGCTGTGTCCATCGTGCAGTCCGACAGGGAAAATTCATTACAGCCGGTCCGGATGATATGCTCCACCTTCAACCTCTGCTTCATTTCCTCCGGAGTGTAGCCGGTGAAATCTGCAATATCCCGGATAGTTGCATATGCCTTTCTCCTCTGATCTGCGCTGATATGCCTCCCATCGTCCAGCCAGACGGTACAATCTTTAATCCTTTTCTTCAGAATCGCCTCTTCCAGATGCCGGTCCGGTATGAATATCTGCAAATGAGTGCCATTCCGGTCCGGCTTGTAGGCTTTTATGTTTGCGTACTCATACATCTCTTCCTCCGGGTTGCCATTCTATGTTCTGTCAATGTCTGTTCGGTTTCTCCAGCTTCTCTATCTCCTCCAGCTCTGGGAAGATCAGACATTTTGCCATTCCTTCCGCAAACTCTTTCGCTCCCTGGTTCTTCTGCTCTATCTGGTCTGCCAGATGCCGGAAGACGATTACCAGCATTCCTGCATCTGCTGTCGCATAGGGTGTCACTGCCTTGATAATCCTCCTGGAGTAGTAATCAAATCCGCTTGCCATCAATTTCATGGCTGATTCTGTCTTTCCATTCTGGACCAGATTGTTTCCTCTTGTGACGAAGCTCTGCATCCTGTTCTTCATAGAATCCCTCCCTTTATCCGGCTATCGCCGTGGTCTGTTTTTCTGCTACCGACGGAACCAGGCGTGAAATCTGTCCTGGTTGAGTAATCTACTCCAATACGGCATACACTCTCTTGCATGTCGTGTGCGGAAATCCCGTACTGCCTCACGCAATACAGGAATCTGTCTGTCGGGGATATCTCTATCAGCTTTTTCATGTACTTTTTCCGGATACGGCTCTTTCTGTGATGATAAGCAAATGCCCTATACCTCCGCACCAGCCTGTCATGCTCCGGCTCCGCTTTCTTCGGTACTTCTGGAACTTCCTGCACCTCTGGTTTCTTCTGGTTCGCCTCTGGTTGCATTTTATCTTTCCGGCGGATAAATTTATTACGGACGGCTTTTAAAACCTCTATAAACCGCATATAATCCCTCCTTTTTCCGGTGGTTCAGATGTTTTCCTCCCCACCGGTCCGTTTTAATCTACCTCTTCATACCCATAGCCATCATCGCCTATGTCATCATCTTCTCTGAAGTCTTCTATGCTCACATCGCCCTCTACCGGCCCCGGCAGTGCTCCTTCATCCATCACTTCTCCCTCCAGGAGCGGAACACCGACAGCGTCTTCATCCGGCTCGTTCATGGCTTCCTGGAAATCCGTATCAAAGATACTGCGCTGTTCCGTGTTGTTTACGTACGTCAAAACATATTCCTGCTTCTCTTCATCCCAAACCATTGCCATTTCAGGGTTCACGCTTCCCTTCTCTTCGTTTTTTATGTTGATGGCTGATGTTACTTTGTGGTCGAATTTCGGTTTCAGGATTTTTCTTGTTTCACCTTTTACATTTGGGTCATAGTTTGGAATAAACTCCGGAACCAGCTTAATATCCACAGAGATAGAAACCTTTCCCTCCATGCTTTCTTTCTCCTTCATGGTTCCTAACGCTCTCTGCAATACGATATTTGCATCTCTTCTCAGCTTCTCAAAAGTATCCGCTTCAATCCTCAGTTCTTTACAATCTTCCATTTTTCCTTCCTCCTAAAACAATTTATTGATAAGTTCCATGGCGTATGTAGTATCTACCTTGTCATTACCAGTCGCTTCCTGATGCTTTTTCAGTTCATCAATCATCATCTGGAAGTATGTCGTGTCAACCCCGGTAAGCTGATCTTCCAAAACTTTTACATCGGTCAAATCCAATACATTTAACTGCATCGCCATCTTCACATACTGACCTGCATTGATGTGATATCCTCTTTCCAGATATTTCCTGGTCCTGATAATTGAACACAATGGGTATAACGAACCAATGTAATACAATTCCTTGTTTATGATGCATTCCAACGCTTTCTGCGGAAGGAAAAGTTCATTATCCCAGGAACTCCACGCACAAGTACAATGTGCAAAATCATAGTTTCTGTGAATATCTTCAACCTCTCCGTAAAATCTCGTGACTATCTGAATTTTGTCCGAGAGTGTGATGGCATTGCTCGTGATGAACCTGGGTCTGTACTTCTCCTTGCTGTCTTCGCTGGCCGGTTCCTTTTGTTCTTCCGGCTCCCGCTCCGCTCCAACCGCATCGTCCTCTTCTGGCATAGTGTCAAAATTATAGGAAATGTCGCTTTTCTTTTCCTCGTTTTCGTCTGCAATCCCTTTTGATGAAATAAAGCAGCTTACCTTCCCTGTTTCTTCTTCCACTTTGAGAGTGACTGGCTTATCTGGATGTGACTTATTCCACTTGCTAACATAATATCCGGCTACAGTAATGCAGGATGCCTGATTCCTGAAATATATGTCATAATCATTTACAGGCTCTCCGGTCAAAAGAGAAACCAGTGCGCCTCCAGTTACTATAACATTTTCTGAAATAGCCTTCTTTACTTCTTCATTGTCTATACTGTCCGTCCAGGCCCGTACTCTTGCTTTTAAATGCTTTTTGATATTTTTACTGTTCATGCTCTCCTCCTACCTCTCTTATCGAAACCTCCACTCTGGGCTGTTCGCTGTAATATTTTCGGAACATTCCATCTACAACCATTGCATCATCACGATATGCAATCCCATTAAGGCTATCGCAGATTATCTTAGCGATATTATCAAAATCCGGCTTTTTTACCGGTCTGATCTTACCCTCAATCATCATCTGCCGCTTCTTCTTTGATGTGCTTTTCGGAATCCCGTAAAATGCAAATATCCGAACATCCAGCATTGCATCATCTGAAAACCGGAAACTTCCGCACTGATTCTCATATTCAATTTTTACCTGATTCTCATATACGACTGTTGCTTTTGGCGTATATGCCCGTGCAAATGTCTTTTCTCCATCTCCAGATTTTCTGACAGATACCCTGGGTCTTCCTTTTGCCTTCGGCTCGCCGTATACTGTAAACTTCACCATACTGCTTTCTCCTTATTGGCTTTCCAGGCTTGATTCTTCCAACTTAGCCTGAAGGCAAAGGTAATTACTTTTACCCTTTTCTCTCGGAACTTTTATCTGCCTGACTGTATATCCGTTCTTAACAAGGATTCCGGATACCGCCTGGCGGTCCTCCTGGGTGTATATCCGCAGTTCCGCCAGTGGATTGAAGTCATCGTGCTTTACTCCGAAAAATTCCTCCGGCCCACATTCCAGAACTTCTGCTATGCTCAACAGTGCAGAGCAGGGGATATCCGTGCTCCCAGTTTCATAGTTTCCTACTGCACTCTCGCTTTTCCCTACCAACTCTCCCAACTTTTTCTGAGAGATTTTCCGGTCTTCCCGGATTCTCTTGATATTCAATCCAATGTTTTTACTGTCCATATCATCCCTCCAGTAACCTCTTAGTCTCTTCATATCTTTGTGCAGCTTCCCTCTTTCTCCATGAAATTCCTTTAAATTCAAGAGGATAGCACATCTCAAAAACTCTATCGTAAATGCGTTCATAACGAATATCACTGGCCGCCTGCATCTGGCTCAACGTGAGATTGGTTGTCAGGATAATCGGCTTCTTTGCCCTGTATCGGTTGTCAATGATACCGTACACCTTTTCCAGCGCATAATCTGTACTCCTCTCTGCCCCCAGGTCATCAATTATGAGGAGGCGAACACTATTCAGCCGGTTAGTGAACGCTTCTTCCCTTTCCCTGTCAAACCCCTGCATTTCCTGCAAAATCCGGACAAAGGAAGTCATCACAACTGAGGTACTATGTTCCAGCAGATAATTTGCAATGCAGGCAGCCGTATAGCTTTTCCCGGTTCCTACCGTTCCATAGAAGAGAAGCCCCTGGTTATTCTCATACATCTTCTTGAACTCTTTGCAGTAATTCTGTGCGATACTCAGGTGTTTTTCATTTCCGCTGTTCTTCCGGAAATTATCAAAAGTGGCTGTCTGGAAGGTTTCATCCATCATGCTACTGATTCTCGCCCTCCGGATGCTATGCATCTCTTCCTCCTTGCGCTCCCTCTCTTTACGGGCTTCCAGAGCATCCGCTTCACATCTACACATAATGGCAACCTTCCGCTTACCCATTCCAAGGAAATCTATCTCTCTTTCCTTTCTGGTATGGCACTTGCCACAGCAAAGCATCCCATCATCTCCGATATAATCGCCGTCTTTCATATATGATTCTTTAGCCAATCCAGCAACTACGCTTTCCACTATACTGCTTACCACGTTATCTACTCCTTCCATTGCCCGAATGGGTTACTATCATCTGATTTCTCATTGGATGCCGGTATATCCGGCGCAGGCCGTTGAATTATCCCTGGGTTTTCTTTCTCCACTTTACTTATTACCCAGTTCAGAATCGTCATGTAATCGCTCCTGTATGTTTTCCCGGTTGAGCCTTTATACAGGTTCAGAACTTCCACAAATTTATCTGCCGCCCTCTGCCCGTATCCGTATACCAGTTTCCCGTATTCATCTTCTGTCAGGGAAACAAAATCTGCATACTGCTTTTTCTCTGGCTTCTTCTTTGCCGGTTTCTTCGCCTTTTTAGGCTTTTCCGGCGGATTGTCCGGTGGACTGTCCGATGGACTTTCCGGTGGACTTTCCTGTGGACTTTCCGGTAGATTCTCTGCTTTCTGAGCCTCTGCCTTCTTCCTGGCTCTCTCTTTTCGCTTCCGCTCCGCATCATATTCTTTTGTACTCAGGAACTTATACCACTGCTCCTGCCATACATCCCAATCATGCAGATATAATGAACCATCCTCCATTTCATCAATCCAATGCTGGCTGATAAGATTGTCTACAATTCTGTGTGGGTCAAGCCCATCGCTTATCCCCTTTGTCACTTCCTCCGCAATATCATTCTTATCACAGCTTCTCAACTTGCCGGTTCTGTCCGCATTCTTCAGGCCCCATAACCACATTGAAACCAGGATTCCAAGTGCTTCCTTTTTGGAGCATCCTATTTCCTTTGCAAGTTCTCTCAGTTTCCCACCATCCACATGGTCATGTACACTGATCCATGCCAACAACATCACCACCTTTATCGTGGCGGTAGGATTTACCCCGCCGCCACTGCACATTACTCATTTACTTTTTCTGGATTCTCTGCGGAGCCATTTTCTTCCTGCTCCTTCATTTTCTTCTTGTCTGCCTCAATTCCGTTCCTCAGAGTTTCCATGGCCTCCTCGAACTGCTCAACAGTCATGTTTGTAGTTGATTCCAGCCCCATATTATTACAGATGAACTTGACTACTGCCGCTCCCTTCTTCTTGCCATAGAATCCAGATGCCAACTCTAAGAACTCCTGCCGCTGATCCTGTGAAATGTAGACTACTGCTTCCTGAACATCATCCACGGGGCCTGTGGCTCCATTGTCGATAACCTGCCCCTTCTCAGCATCCCGGTCTGTATACCCGAACTCCTCTGCCGTGTACAATCCCTGGTAATCATCCGGAAACGCCGCTCTTACCGCCTGGGATACTGCCACCTTTTCAATCATCGTGCATGGCTTGCTCCCCCAGTTCGCCATCGGCTTACCATCTTTAAACTTCTGATACTCAGCCAGGGAGACTTCTTTGAATGTCTCAGTTTCCTTACCGTTCAGTTCGTGATACACTCTGCACCATCCGCCGAGAAGAGTTTCTGAAGGATACAGGCATGTTCCTTCTTTCTGGACAATATCTTCTCCACGCTGAACCACAATCCCGGATTTCATTCCGCTGTAGTTCGGGTTTTTGAACGCCCTCTTCATGTAGGTTTCTTTTCCTATCACAAGCTGCGCCGGTTCGTTCCCGAACTTAATCAGGTACACTTCTCCGTACACCAGTGGATTCAATTTCTGTGCCTGGCAGGTCCGGATAAAGAACAACACTTCCTGGTCCGTGACCTTACCATTCCCCCTCACCAGGTAATTCTTGACGGTTTCCGGTTCCAGCTTAATCTCCACGCCGCCTGCATCATACTTCACAACGCTCAACGCATTCTCTGCCATACCCTATTACCTCCTGATACTCATTTTCATGGTTTCTTTGTACTTAATTCCGGGAATCTGGATGCTTCCTTTTGATGCCCGAATAAGACGCATGATTGCTTTTTCATCTACCGGTCTGATTTCCACTCCTGCAAAGTTCACAGGAACTTTTTCTTTGTCGATATCTTCAATCTCCCAGTCTTTGCTACTGCTCACACCTTTTGCTTTCGGCACATCCATAGTAACCACAGCTTTAGTGGCTACGCTCTCTGTCACCTGTGCGTCCATAAGAACCGCTTCCGCTTCCTCAGTCTTCCCTTCTGCTTCCAGGGTTGCCGCCTCATTCAGCATTCTCTCCCGTTCTGCTTCAGCTTCTCTTTGCAGCTTGGCTTCCAGTTCCTTCCGCTTGCGTTCCTTCTCCTGCAAATATGCCGTCATGCTCTTTTTCAGGGTCTTCTCTGCATCCTGAAGAGGCTTCAGCATCGTCTTCTCCCTGTCGCATACCGCCTTGTGTGCCTGGTATGCAGAATCTTTCATCGGCTTGAAGAAATCCGTAACTACCTTCGCTTTCGCCTTAATCTGCTGACCGAACTCAGCCGCCTTCTCATATTCTTCATCTGTGGAGATTATCATTTCCTTTGCCCGTGTCTCCACCAGACCAACCTCCTGCTTAATCTCTACCTCTTTCGCCGCTTCGGTTGGAACTTCAATCGTTGCTACTACTGATTCCGTAACTTCTTTACCCATGCTTTTCCTCCTAACAGTGCATCAAAAATTCCATAAATGCTCTGGCCGCTGCTACTTCCGGTCCGTACTTTGCTTCCGTCTGATAGCTTTCAATAGCCGTATCCATAAGTCTCATTGCATCTTCATGACTAATCGGCTTTACTTTTTCAAGAGCCTCCCTGGATGCTGTCAATGCCGTTTCTGCCATGAACATAACGTCTGATGCTGTTCCTTTCACCTCTGTATGGATTCCTTTTTCATCCAATATCACCAGTAACTTTGCTTCCTTTGCCATCTCTGTGACCTCCTATTTGTATTTTTGAATATGGTTCCATACCACCATGAGGGAACTGAATACTTCCCAGCTTTCCATGTCATTTGCTTTATATCTAACCATCTGGTACGAACCATCATTCTTCAAGTGAACAATCGCCTTTTCATCAAATTTGAATCCATGGCTGCCGTAAGCCTTCGCATAGGCTTCTAACTGAACTCCGGTAAGCATTTTGTTTACTGCCGCCGATGTCTTGTAATCAATCAAAACTCTTTTTCCGCCGATCACACACGGTAAATCCGCTGTTCCTGCATACCTCAAAATCTTGTGGTATAACCGGCTCTCCGTTGCCAGCGGCTCCGGATTGTTTTCAGCCCAGAATCTCAGGAACGCATCGAAATACCCCCGGTGCTTCGGCTCTATATCCTCTATGCCATAAATAACATAGTTCTCAACCGCATTATGTATTGCTGTTCCCCTGTCGGCTGCCATTCTCATAACATCTTCATCAATCCCCCGATAAACTTCATTGTCGAGCGGACGCATTACCGTTGTCACGCTTGGAAGAATCTGTCCGTTTATCGTATAAATGTGCCTCTTCTCCTCAAAATTCAATTCAGGAAAAACCGGCAGGCCGTTCTCATTTATCTCCATTTACGCCACCTCTGCCACTTTCATTTTTTCTCCGATTATTTCCAGGACTTCTGAATAACTCATATCTTCCATGCAGTTCTCGCATATCGGCCCATCAGGCCCATCGAAATATCCATCACCCTGATATATCCCATCACCGCACTTCAAACATTTTTCTACCGGCTCCGGTTCTGGAGCATTTGGACATCTGCTGTTGCATGGTGTCTGTCTGCATATTTCACACATATCTTTTAGCCCTCCCTGCAATATTCAATAAAACTAACCGTCTTTCTAATCATTACTACCAATGCCAAAAACATAGGCAATACCAAATACTCTCCGCCTATGGCTCTGTATCCTCTGAACTCGTATGCTGCATCAATTGCTTTCCATGTGAGCCACAGTCCAATCAAGATATACAACCAGTTCCTTCTCAAACATTTTCCGAACTTTAACGCCGCCCTTTTCAGTCTTCTTCTGGTTCTAGCCACTGCCCGTTTCAAATCTCTGTTCTGTTCTCTTATAACCAGAACCACTATTTGTGTGTCTCCGCACATCTGTGATTGAACACTTATGCTTTTTCTACTAACACCCACTGTGCTACACTCCTTTGCTTTTCCCAGAAAATCGGTGTGACAAATAAGCCGATATCAATATCGCTAACCTTCCTGATAGCCTCTTCCAGTTCCTCTTCGCTCTTTATGCCAAACTCTCTTTCCAGGTATTTTTCTGTATTCTTAACCTCCACTAAACCACTACCCTTTTCTCAATAGTTTCTGTTTAAGCAGCTTCAATTCGCTGATGGCAACCGCCAGTTTATCCAGTTGCACTGCCACTTCCCTGAAATCCTCCTCCTCTTCAGGAGAGATTTTTCCATCTTCTGCAATCTGAAGT